CTTTATTGGCGCCAACAAGGTAACGGCGATATACAGTTACACGCGTATATTGAGGAACCAGATTGCCTGATTTAGTGCCAACAGCGGTCAAGGTATCCCACAGATCCCAAGGCTGACCAAGGGTTAGCGTCGTTCCAGAAATTGAAAGGATCGTTGCATTCGGCGGCACATTTGGTCCGCTAACCTTCATGCCAATCGCAAGTCCGGTTGTATTGCTAACAATCAGATCAATGCGGTTGCTTTGAATTGTTCCGGTCTTTGTAATTGATGTGGTCGCCGTGGCATTGGCGCTCATGGTCACGGTTGTGCCACTGACAGCCGATACGGTTGTGCCGCTCGGTACGCCAAAGCCCTTTACTGAGGCGCCAACTTCAACGCCAAATGTTGCGCCAGTAACAATCATTTGATTGCTGCCAGCAGTAATTGATGCCTGACGGACAAACTGCCCAAAGCGGGCATTACAGCTTGAAATACGCTTGCCGCATACATCCGCTGCCAGCGTTGCCACATTGTTGTCATTGGCGTCAAAGTAAATGCTGCCGGTGTAGCCGCACTCGGTGCTGCGGTATTTCCACTGGCAGATGTTGGCAATAATTTGGCGCTTGGGAATCATCACGCCAGCGAGGTCAAATTTGCTGGCCAGTTCGAAGCTCACAGAGTCGCGGTTTTCGCTCGCTTTTCGGTCCACGTACCAGATCTCGTCGGGGAATTTGGCGTGAGGATCTGCCGCAGTCTCACCGTCTAGGTATTTCTTCAGAGTGCGGATGCGCTTGACCGTGGCGCCACCGAGGTCGTTGCCGGGTGTGGTGGCGTTGACCAGCAACAGCAGTGTGGTCATCGTGCCGTCCAGATTGCTGATGGTCAGCGTGGGGCGTGGCAATGTGCCGGTGTTGGTGTATTCAAAGCCCTCGGCCTTGACGGGCAGGCGGGTGTAGGCATTGCCGTTCCACGTGATGTTGCCGCTGACGTTGGCGTTGCAACCGTTGTGCCAGCGGTAGGTGTCACTGCTGCCGTGCAGGGTGGTGTCCAGCGTCATTTCGAACAGTTCAATGATGGCGCTTGGTGCCAGTGCGGCCAGCTCCTCGTAGACGCTGCTAATCGCCGTCCAGACAACCGTGCCATCGGTAATGGTGCTGCCAATGTCGGTTGGCCAAGCGGGTTGGGTGCTGGAACTAGTGCCAGCCGTGGTGCATTGAAAGACAAGGCCAGACGCCTGCAAACTGCTAGCGCGAACAATCGCACCAACGGCATAAGTAGTTGAACTAGCCCAAGCCGAGTACGCCATCAGGGTTCAAATACTTGTTGGAACGTAGCCGTAATAGTGGCGCGATTGTTGTACGTGATGGTTTTATTCCATTGCGGGCAAATCCACTTGTACGACGTTGCCTCGTCAGGTGGTGTCCAATCAAAACTGGCATTATCAGCGGCGCGGTTATTCAGGAAGGTTTCGATGGTGTCAGCGTTGGTTTCAGTAATGTTCTGCCACGTCAGATCCCAGCTTTTAGGATTTTGATTGAGGCCGTAGGTCAGACGCTGCTGGTAGCCGTCACCAAACTGCACCGTGCGGACGTTGGGGCGGTTGTTCTTTTGAGCGCCGTAGGTTGGGTTGATAGCAGGAAAGGTAGCCATTAAGAGAGCAAGCCTCCTGGGCGCTTTTGTTTAATCAATTCTTGCTGAACGGCAATTCCAATGGCCTTACCGAGTGCATTGGCCTGTGAGCCGTCACCCTGCACGTTAGAACCGTTTGCGTCTACGTTCACCACAATATTGCCAGCGCCGCCAAAAGAGCCTGTAGGAGCGATGCCACCACTGCGACCCGGCATAAACAGTTCAGGGCCGCGTTCACCGACGAGGTAGCCCTGCCCAGCCATTACGGAGCCGCCATTGGCACGCGGTTTAAACAAGCCACCGAGTAAGCCACCGCCAGTGCCCGTACCAGACATGGCGCCAAACAACGCAAAGTTGACGGCCACGTCAAAAAGTTTGTTGGCGATATTGCTCAAAAGATTGGTTGCAACTTCCTGAAGTGTTTTGGTGCCATCAATCGCACCTTGTATCGCCTCAACAACACCACTTTTAATGCTGTTGCCAACATCGGCATAAATCTGTTTCAACTGCTCAGCCTGTTCCGCCTGTCGCTTAAGTGCTTCATTGCGCTCCAATATTGCCTGCACTTCGCCTTCGTTTAATCCTTTGGTGTCTTTCAATATGTCGCGCAACTGCTGCCTTAAGATCACTTCTGCTTCGTTGCCGCGTAATTTTGCCTGCAATAATTCTTGTTCGTCCATAAGTTGTTTAACACGCTCAACGCCGGTTTCACGCTGCTGCAGGTCGTACTGAGCAAGTTCCTGTGCAGTTTGAATTTGGCTTTGTTGCAACTGTTCCGCAATTTTGGCAATGCCTAGTTGCTTTTCAGCTAGCGGCACTGAGCTTTGTTCAATGCCAAACGCCTGATAAAGAAGTTCGGTTTCACGGCCTATACCCTCAAGCCGAATTTGATCTTCTTTGTTTTTAGCTACAGCCGCCTGCGCTAGCAAACCTTGCAGTTGAGTTTGTTGTTGGAGAAGTGAAAGCTCACGGGTCAATTCCGGCACTTGGCTTTCGCGTGGTTTTTTGCCTTTCTTTTTCTTCTCATCTTCCCCAGCGCCCAATGGGGTCGTAGGTAGCGTCGTGCCGCCTGTTTCAGCCCTAGTAGGCAGACCTAAAACGCCACGGGCAAAGGCTTCACGCTCACCCAGCAAAACCCGTCTTTCACCCCTAGCCGCAGGGCCCATGCCCCCCACCAAAGGAGCAAGAGGGCCAAGGAAGCCTTTTGCAATTTCGCCGGGCGATTGAAGCCGTTGCCGTTCCGCCTGAATTGCTTTCAGTGTTTGCTGTGCAGCTTGCTTGCTTTGAACTGGGGCCGTACCGCCAAATGCCGCTGCCGCACCACCCTTGCCGCGCTGACCGCGCAGACGATCAATTTCACCACGTACCTGTAAATATTCCTGCAACCCGCTAACGGCCAAATTGATTGCAACCGTAATAACGCCAATCGCCGCCAAGGACTGCAGGCTGGCAACTAAGGGATTGACTTTGCCGGATGTGGCAGCGGATTGAGCCGCCAAAGTTTTTGCATTATTGGTATATAAATTAAATGCGCTCGCTGATGTTGTAGCCGCAACGCCACTAGCGGCCAATGCAGTTGTTGTGCCGACAAGGCTTCCAACCAAAGCAAGGCGGATGGCAATGATTGCCTCAAATGCTTTTTTGACAACTAAAACCTGAACACCAAGGCGAATTAACTCAACAGTGGCGTTTTTAACTGGTTCAGGTAGGCCTGTAATTGCCCGCACTAAACCTGTTATGTCTTTGACCAGCGGCGCAACGATTGGCAGCAACTCATTGCCGATTGCGATTTGCAGGTCATCAACAGCGTTCTGGAAGTTCTTGAATTTTTGAATATCACTCTGCTGAATAATTTGGGCAATTTTTCCGGCGCCTTCGGTTTCAATCCGGCGCAGAGCGGCAACAACAACCTCAGAGGTAAGCTTGCCTTGTTTGGCATATTCTTTAAGATCGCCTGCCGCAACACCTGTTTGCTGACTGATCGCAACAAGAATGCCGGGAACCAGCTCGGAAATTGACCGAAATTCATCGCCCTGCAAACGGCCAGAGCCTAGGGCTTGAGCAAGCTGCGTAAATGCGGCGGAAGCCTCGGCGCCAGCAACGCCTGAAAGTCTTGCAACAGTGTTGAAGCCGGTAAACGTGCTCTGAATATCACGCAGCGATACCCCAAGCGGTTTGAGACGGGCGTAAATATTGGTGACCCCTTCGGCTGCCTCACGATTGCTCAGGCCAAAACGACGGGCAGATTCAGCCGCAAATTGCTGGACCTTGGCGGTTTCGCCATATTGAGCCGTTAGCAACTTCAGCCGCAGTTGCAGGTCGTTAAAGCTGGCAGCGGCCTGTACCGCTTGGCGGCCAACCTGAATTAATGCAAGACCGGCAGCAGCACGCTTAAGCCCTTCCAGTGCGCTCTGGGCTTCCTTTGACGCGGTATTGATCTGCCGAAGGCTATTGACCGCACCGGCACTTCTTACCTGTACGTCAACGACAGCTACGGCCACAGCAACGCACTAACCCTGTCTATGCAGTCTATCGCCGTGCTTTCGCCTTGGCCTTATCCATCTCCTCTTTTTCGCGTTCGCCCTTGACCTCGTAATAGGCGGCGAACATCACAAATTCGGCCTCGGTCAACTGACCACGGAGTTCACTTACCGTTTTTCCCAATTCGGTGGCTAGGAAGAACTCAAAGAACAGCCAAGAGTCTTCCTTTAGCCGTTTTTTGCTTCCTCAAGACCCTCGGAGTTGCCAAGGCCAAACAAGAACAGCTCCAGCTCGTTCAACACCGATTCAGGGAGTTCGCGCTGCAGCTTGGCGGCGTCGGCAGCAGCAAAGGCCTTGGTGCCATCTTCAAGCTCAGCCATCTGGCACAGCATCTGGGTGCTGATCTCCAGAGCCTCCTCGCTGCCAGCCAGAGTTGTTGCCCGCTTACGGTCAGCACGGGTGATCGGCTTGAAATACAGCGACAAGACAACAGCGCCATCGGCTCCTTTGATGTCAAAGCGACGACGCTGGTTCAGGTCAAACGCCCCGGTGAGAAGATCAACAGGGCGCTGATTTGCGGCGGGCATTAGATGCTCAGAGTCAGGGTTCCGCTAGAAACGAAATTGAGGGTAACAATCTCGATCTCGCCAACCGTAGCACTGTATTCGGTGCTCGTCACCACGATGGTGCCCGTGATCTTTTTACCGCCGGTTTCGTCCAAATACAGCTCAACGGCTGCATCAGCCTCGTCGGTGGCTTGGTTCACATCCTTGATCAGATCAAGTTTGTCGCCAGAACCGGGAGCGTCGTACATGACTTCGATGGTGCCCGACCCGCTGATCAGACCACCAACGTTGGCGCGGTAAGTGGCGCCTTGGGAGGTCACGTCGTATGACTCCTTTTCAACGGTCATAGACCAAGAGCGCACAGCAGCAATCTCGGAAAGACCGCCGCTACCAGCTTTGTCAAAGAAGACGGTGCCTTGTTGGCCGCGATAAAAAGCCATGATCAGATGTCCAGAGTGATGGCGCCGTTGGTCACGAAGTTCAGGGTAATGACTTCGATTTCGCCGACAGTGGCAGAGTATTCAGCCGAGGTGATGACACCATCAAAGCTGATTTTTTTGGTGCCGGTGGTATCAAGGAACAGCTCAAACAGTGCCAGTCCCTCATCGTTGGCCGTATTGACCATTTCGATGAAGACGTTGGTTTCGTCTGCGCTGCTAGCGGTATACAGCACTTCGCAGGTGCCAGAGCCGCTGATCAGCCCGCCGACATTTGCCCGATAGGTAGCGCCAAGGGCGGTGGTGTCCAGCGATTCTTTCTCAACGGTCAAAGACCAAGAGCGGGTGCTGGTGATGGTTGCAGCAGTGGTGCCCGCGTCGTCGAATTTGACGGAGCCCTGCTGGCCACGGTAAAAAGCCATGGTTACAGATCCTCGAAGGTTTCAAAGGTCAATCTGACCTGTGTTTGGAAGAAACCCTCTGGAGATGGCGTAGCCACCACCTCGGGCCCTGTCGGGGGATCAAAGTGAACCCCACTTACAACGATTCTATTGTAAAGATCGCGGATCCTTTTACCAACGGTGAGGTTGGCGCCGGGTCCAACGCCCTTGGCAGAAAAAATATTGATGACCACAACACCAATAACGCTGTTGCTGCTGCCGGTTGTGCTGCCCATCGTTAGAAAGCTGTTATTCCCAAACGAGGTCAGGCACTGAACCCAAGTGCCATTGTTAGGCGGGCTGTAAGCCTGATTATGGAAAACCACTGGGATTGCCGGCGATAAAGCCAGCTCAGTTGCCAGCCGGCCTTCAATCGTGGAGCGGATCGTGTTGAGGTTGACGGCGGCCATCAGTCTTGCCTTCCAATGGAATCAGCTAATTGTCGCGCTCTAGCCGTCATCTGTCTTGCGACAATGTCTAGCCAACCGGCAGGTGCTTGCTTCGAACGTCCGTCGGCAAGTTCTTGGCCGTAACTGATGTTGTTGTGAACGTGATAGGTATTTTTGATTTTTTCTTGCCCAAAGGAATAATTGAGGCCAATACCGGGACCGGGAGCAGGCGTTGCCGGCGGTTGTGCTTTTCCACGATTTGCTCCGGTTGCAGGTTGCTGTGCGCCGGCGTCATAACTGCCGGTTTGATTTTCGCCAACAACCCAACTAGCCCTGAAGCGTCCTGTATCCACGGGGCTACGGGCTTTCAGTTCGGCGTCAGTTTCCAGCACCACCACCCGCATCAGTTGATTCAGCTTTTCCTCGCTGTAATCACCGATTTGATCGAGCCTGATGCGCCTAGCCATCGTTAAGCCCTCAGGAACAGTTCGACCGCAATGGCGGTGTTGTCTTGTTCGATGACGTTAATTTTTACGATCTGATGCACAATGCTGCTGATAACAACACGATCAGAAAGGCTAGGTGTAATCGTCAGATCAGATGCGGCAATGATCAGCTTTTTGTCTTGTTCGTGAACCAGCTCGTTTAATTCTTGCTTGCGAACGGCGTCAACAACACCTTTGATGGTCGTGTTGGTTTCGGTTTCGGTGATCGCTCCGGTCGTCGTGTTGTACGCACCGCCGCTGACTTGGCGATAGGTCACGTCCCCGCCAAAACGGTTAATGACCTTGCTGGCAGTTTTACGAAGCGAGGTTGCAAGTGCCATAAAAACAGATTAGGCGACCTGAACAGCCGTGACAATAATGCAAGGCACAGAAGGATGAGCGGGGCCAGAAGTGGCAGCAGGTAAAGACTGGAGACTGGCCGCCACGTCAGTTGTTGACCAAATCAATTCAAGATAATCGTTAGCGGCAAGCTTAAGCACATAATTCACGCAGCCAATTACGTTGCCATCAACGCCTCCGTGTCTTGCAATGATGCTGAATTTGCTGTCAGATGCTGTTACGTTGCCGCTAGAGCCGCTGTCGTTTTTACGCAGCCAAACGTTAATGTCGTGAATTTGGGAGTCTGAATTTGTAAATTGAGCTGAATAAGTGATGCTGTAAACACCAGCGCGAGAAAAGGTAATCCGCGAACCAGAGGCAATGCTGATCCCACGGCTGTCTGGATCTGTTGTATTGATGCCGATGGAATAATCAGTATTTGCCGCCACTGCGACCTGATCCGTGGTGTCATAAAACGACCCCCACAGCATCTGATTGCGTACGGTATCAAGCTGACTGGTAAACGGATTGAGCTTAAAAGCCATTGCTCAGCTCCGAGTTACGGTCAAAAGATTATTGTTTCCGTCGTAAGTCATCGTGAGTGTTGCCACCACCTTACCGCTAGAGCCGCCACGCTTATAGGTTGCCGTCAGAAGATTATTGGCGCCATCGTAAGTGTTCACAACATAGTCATGCGACGGGATATTAAAACCACCGCTAGCGGTAGCATCGCCGCCACCAGGAAGGACGTAGTACATCAGATTTTGTAGGCGATGACTTTGCCGCTAGCTAGCGTCACGCTCGTAAACACGCCCTCGATCTGATCACCCTTGCCCAAAGGAACGGAGCTAAAGGTATTGCCGCTGGCATTTTGAATCGTGGCAGTGCTGATCACGGCGTCGGCCACGGCATACAGCTTCCAGAACCGACCGGTATGGGCCGCAGTGTCGCTGATGTACTCAAAGCCAATGTTGTAGGCGTCGTTGTCGGCCATGGTCAGCTACGGCGAATGGCAAAGTTGCCCGGTCCACTGATTCTAAGTCCAGTCAAATACCTTTCATAGATTGGCGGGAGGCGATCAGCACCGGTTGCCGATGCACTGGCACCAGCATTAACCACGCTCAGGCTGCCAATGGTGACGGACTTGTAATCCTCCATGCCGCTCAACCCCATCCCATCTTTGTTGTTGTTCAGATAGGTGGCCAGCACGCACTGGGCTTTTTTGATCTGATCGGGAATTTCCGTGTCCGTGTAATAGTCCGTGGTAATACGGAACGGGAAACCGACGGCGTAAGTGTTGATATAGGTGTCAGGCTTGCGAACGCCTGTACGTGGCCATTGCAGGGCTTGGGTATCAGTAGCCCGAGCGCCAAGGAACCGTTCACGGTCAAGACGTTGGGTTGCCGTATACAGCGCACGGTTTTTTTGATCCGTCGTAGCTGTAGCCCAAGCCGTCACGTCGTCGTCCTGAACAAAGCCTTCAATGATCAGTTCCGCTGCTGCCAGCGTCAGGTAGGAGTTGGCGTTTGCGCCGCCCACCGTTGCGTCGATTGTTATTGCCATCGGTAGACAGCGGCAGTTCTTCTGTTACTTCAAGTTTAGGCGTGGGCTCTGCAATAGGAAAAGAGGCCCCAGCCGAAGCCAGAGCCTCCATTTCACGCAGTCGCCGGAAGGCGAACATACCCATCAGACGCGCTTGAGCAGAACGCTCAGGATCACGCCGGCCAGAGCGGTGGTAGTGCCGGTCACGTCAAGCGACAGGCGGTCGCCGGCCTCAAGGGTGAGGTTGGCAGTGGTGCTGGTCAGTTCACCCGAATCAGCCGCATCGAACTTCTGCTCAGTAAGAGCAGTGCCCTTGAGGTTGATTTTGGTGGTGCCGAGCAGGTCATCGCCAGCGGTAGCGGCTTCGGTGCCTTGGCAACGACGAATCGTGCCGGTCACATCAGAGCCATCAGAACCAGCGGTGGCGTGCACCTCACGGATGCTGACCACTTCGCACTTCACCGGAGCGGTGAAAAACTGCACATCAGCCACCGAAGAGGCGATGTAATGAGTAGCAACGATGTACTGCTCAGTTGACAGTTCAAACTGGGAAGGTTGGGCCATGGTTAGTTCCTCCTATCAATCAAAGTTGGAGGTGATGGTGGCACGCACGATTCCAATGTTCTTGGTTTCGTACACCTTGCTCCAGTTGCCAACGGTGGCGAGCTGAGCACGGGTGGGGTTCGTGGTAGTCACTCCCCACTTAGCACCAACAGGGTGGTAGATGTAGTGCATGTCCAGAGACATGGCATCCGACTTGGCGAGGATGTCGCGGTCGGTTTCAGTCCGCATGGCAGCCTGCTCACCGGAGGCGATAGCGCCAGCAGTGAAGAAATAGCAGGCGTAGTTGCCGGCGCTGTTGCTGATGTCGTCGGACACGATCACGCGCAGACCCATGTAGGTCGGAACGCTCACGTCGCCGTACGCAGCAGCCACAGAACCGCCAATGGCGTTGATGGTGCTAGCACCGGTAGCAGGGGTGCTCAGACGGGCTTCCGTGTTGGTCACGTAGTCAATCGCCTTGCGCTCCACGAGGTCGTAGTAGCAAGCCGAGTGCATGGCCACAGCGGTCAGCTTGTCGCCTTGATCGCCCAGAATTGCGCGGGCCTTAGCCACCTGACGGGGACCGAGGGCAGTTGCGCCGCTGGTGTCAAAACGCAGAGCGTCGAAGGCAGGGGAGTCAGAGCCGGTGAGGCTACCGAACACACCTTCAAGGCACTTGTAGAGGTCAGCCTGCTGCTGGTTGGCAACGTACTCACCAACTTTGGCGCCAATGGCGGCCATGGGGTCACTTCCAGCCGCGAGGGCCGCGAGATCACGCGCCTCAAAGGCCCGCCCTCTATGCAGGATCACGCCAACTTGCTTGTCAGCAGTGATTTTGCCGGGGGTCAGGC